CGATATGCTTTCCTAGAAGCATTTTCTTCTGCTACTGCATCAGTAAGTATAACCCAAGTGCCATCATCGTAAGTTAACATATTGCCAAAATATTTATTCGGTAGTGTTACATCATCTATAATTTCATGTGTATCAGCTGTTTTAGTTGGGGCAATAACTTCGCCACCACCTATTTTTATAAAAGTTAAATGCCCAGCATCAAAGTTTGCTGATTGTGCAAAGTTTGTTACTACATTATCTGATTTTCTTCTAATTATTGTTGCCATTATGAACCTGAATTTCCAGCATCTAAGCCTGTAATTAATGTTGTTCCATCTGCACTTCCACCATATATATAATGTACAAGAACTACACTATTACCTATTAGTGCAGAAGCATCTGTCCTCATAACATTAGCACCTCTTGCCCTACCATTTCTACTGTCATAAGTTACAGCTGAACCTACAGAAGTATAATCTGTACCATCAAAACTATGCGATTCAAATGTATGATTTGCACTTGTACTACTAGCTGTAGAACCGTAAGTAATAATTCTATTCCTAGCATGACTATAAGCTACACCACCACCTGTTTCATTACCTGATGCTGTTCCTGAAGAAACTGCTTGTTTTTTGCTTGTTGCTCCCCATGTAACTGAAGTACCTGATACAGAAAAATAAATAAGATATCCTGCACTATCAGCATCAAGACGAAAAAGAACGTGGTGTTTATTTTGGTCTGGGTCATAAGCAGAGTTTGCACCACCATAATATTCTGCTACTTTAAGACTTGAATTTTCACCATACGATGCTGCTGTACCAAAACTTGTTGTCATATCATTTGTTCCACCATGTTCAACTGTCCTTGCATTTATGGTAGTACCATCATCATAAACAACTACATTTTTTTGTGCTGTTTCATCATAAGTTACGCTATAAAATTCCTCTGCTGAATTAACAAATTCTGCTCTGTCGCCTACTACTGTTGTGTTGTCAGATGTGTCGCTTATTCTTACTGCTCTAATGTGGTTACCATCATTAGGATCAGCACCATATTCATAACATATATGTAATATACCATTACCACTATTTGCAGCTTGATTAAGTGAACCAAGATTACTATTAATGTTTTGATTGTAACCACTTTGACCAGACTCAACTGAAAGGTGGTTTCCTAAAGTTGTTAAATCTCTATCTGTGCCACCTCTTACTGTCATAGCTTTAGCATATTGTCCGTTATTACCACTTGAAGTCATATAAGCAACCATAAGCCTATCTTGCCCAGTATTGTAAAATGCTTGTG